GCATCACAACAGACGAAGGTGATTTGGTTACTGATCCAAAACAAATTGGGGAATTCCTATCCAACTGCAGTCGTAAAGTGTACGACGAGATCAAGAATGAAATTCAACACCTAGTGAATTCTAACAAACTGGCACCAATAGATCTAGTATGCGATTCGTGCAGCACTCCATATCAAACTTCATTAGAATTTGATCAGGCTAATTTTTTCGCTTAAGGCTTTTGACCCTAACTAACGATGAAGTAATTGACTGGTTAGGAAAACTAGATCGGGAGTCAAAAGCCTTAAAACACGAAGCTCTTAAATTTTCTTGGTACATGCGTGGGGGATTATCTTACGACGATGCCATGATGCTTTCATACGAAGATCGTAAAATCATTTCAGATATTGTTAAAGAGAATTTAGAAACTACTAAAGAATCAGGATTACCATTCTTTTAAGATTAGCTGCGCTAATCTATTGCTTTCGTTAACACTCAGCAATATTATTTCTTAAAGCAGTTTAGAGTCTTCATCCAGACTAAGTGGTCACTCTTTGCCCAGGGCGGGCAAAAAATATATGTGGACTTCATCCGAGCATCACAGTCACTGATATTAGAGCATTACAGAGGCGGTTGTCCTGTACCTCGAGCTCCGTCTTTATACAACGGCGGGTTAGTTAACACATATCAGACATGTTAGTAACCGTGCAGTATCGCTACTGCGTCTTTTTAGCCTTTTTATCCTATTCAAACAACTAAATCGCGGCATCTGCGATCTTCATCCCGGGGGGTAGTAGTTGAGTGCTCGTTGTAGCGACGAGGCTTCCATCCCTGTGATTCTTTGATCCAGGTGTAGGGCACACGATGTTTGCTTGTGCTAGCTGATACTACTTAAATTTTGTTTTTGATATGGGAGCCATGGACACGAACGCTGATCTGTCCGTTGTAGTACGCATCTGATTCTAAGACTTGGTGTCTAAATTGTTCTCGTGCTTCGATGTATGAGCATTGTGCTTTTGAATTGCAGTAGTAGAGTATTTCTCGTTTAAAGTTTTCTTGACCTAGTGTCTGTATATCTTTGTTTAGTTCGTCGTTTGAGCCATAATATGTGAGCCAGTCGCTGTCTATTTTACTTCTAATTTTCTTGCGTTTTTTGTTGCCGTTTTTGAGTTTCACAACTTTGTACGTCGTTTTAGAAAACTTGGCTAGTTTCTTGCCGATATACTTACGACCAGTGACTAGATTAGTAATCAAGTACACAAACCCCACACAATCTTCGGGTAAGGCTTCTATTTGCGTGTTCTCGAATAACCAAGTCATTGTGTAACATAGTTATGACAATTCTTTGGTGACAAAAAATTATGTTATTTCCACGTTTCGTTGCCACTGCCCGGTGTAATTTGACACGTTATTCACAGTGCTACAAGTTTCCTTGCATATAGGGTTACATTTGTTAGTGTTCCAATTGGCCCTAATGACTTCAAAATTGTCCAAAGTTTCTGAGCCTAGCCAGCGGCATGGGTGTACGACACCTTGGGCACTGACGTATAAACTTTGCTCGTTGTCTCTAAAGCAGTTTATGGGTCCTTGCTCTACTACAGGCCTAGACCAGTTTTTAGGTGGACGCAGCCAATTCACTGCGGATGTGCGCTTGCTGACTTTGGCTCTAAACCATGTAAAGCCCATGTCCCTGGCCAGCTGTTCACACGTATCAACTTGATGCTCGTTGTGTTCATAAATCAACATGTCCCATTGAGCTGCACCACCTGCACGAATAAAAGCTTCGGCGTTGGCTACTACACGACGCCACGATACATTTTTTCTATAAACATGATTGGTGTCCTCTAGTCCGTCAATACTGAACACAACATAATCTCTAGGTTGATCAAACTGTTTGGCTAACTTTGTCCACCAAGCAGTGTTTTGTAACCCACCGTTAGTGTTCATGCCTAGTGTAATGTCACTGTTTACACTTCTAAAATATTTGTATAACTCTAAAGTAGTGGGACCAGCAGCCGGATCACCATAAGTGCCGCACATGAACATTTTATCTAATTGAGCTATAACATGCTCAGGCAGTATGCGTTTAATATCTTCAACTGTTAACGAATGCTGTACGTCTTTATTGAATGCGGGATCTGTTTCACGAGCACACAATGGACATGCTGCTTGACAGAGGTCAGTGGGTTCTAAATGCAATACTCGAACAGTTTCAAGAAATTTCAACATCAGTATTGTAAGTAGTGAATCCGTTTTCTTTAACTACACTTAACACATTGTTTACTCGTCCTGCAAGTTCGTCTTTGTGCGATACCAACCAAACTGATCTATTGCCTTCACGTGCCATCTTCTTAAGGATAGCTAAACTGTTTTCAACACCTGAACTGTCCATGCCTGTATCAATAACTTCATCAATGAACAACAAGTTGATAGGTTGATATAAACTTTCCCAAACATCACGGAACGCCCACGATAGACTCAGGATCAATCTGTTACGCTCACCCCTGCTCAAGTTATCAAAGTCTAGCTCACGCCCTAGTTCTTCAATACTAACTGTTAGGTCGTTTAAGAATTTTACAGTATGTGGCAAGCCAATGCGATCTAAATATTGTCCTAATCTAGCATTCAAGTAACTGAGATTCTGATCAATGATACGTTTACGTATAAAACTATCTTTGTTGGTCAACAGTTTAAGCAAGAAGTCTTGATGATCCTTGACTCTAGCCAATTCATTCATCATATCATAGTTAATTTCTTCTACAGCCTGTGTTTCCATTTCTCTAATTTGTTCTGCATACGGATCTTGGTCACTGCGCTTTGTAGCAATTTGTTGTGTGATGTTTGCAATACTGTTTCGATGATTAATAGCATCTTCTTTGGTGTCATAGAACACAGCGGGAGGCGGAGCAGGCTCGCCTAGTTCTGCTAGTCTGTCTACATGCTCTTGTAACTGTCCTTCGTTGGAAAGATACTGCATGGACATGTCTTGCATTGCTGCACGTTTTTCTTCCAAGATACTGGTATGCTTGTTGTCATGTATTGCTTGTCCGCAAGCATAACATTCATGCTGCTCTAGCTTTTCTATTTCTTTCTTTAGCTTGTCTAAGTTTTTAATTAGACTGGTCTGTGTGGCTATACAACCTGCCTTGTGCTGATTGACTTCACGTATACACCTAACCAGTTCATTGCGAGCATATAAGGCATCGTGATGCAACAGTTCTCGTTCAATATCAATTTCATTAAGTTGAGCAAGTGCAGCTTCTAGTGCTGCGACGTCTTCTGCGTTCTTGCTAGTCCACAAGGTTTGTCTACGTTTTAGTGCAACAATCTGTTCTTCTATACGTTTGTTGGCATCGTTAACTGCTTTGATACGATATTCTTCTGCAGTAATAGCATCTTTGGTGGCTTTTAACTGTTCTTTAAGAGCATCTGCTTTTTCACTCAGCATGGTAATGCCCAACAACTGCTCAATAATAGTACGCTGTTCGTTGGCCTTTAAACTAAGGAACGGTTCTGTGTAAGTGTTAAGTGCCACAATATGTTTGAACATGTCGTGACTCATACCCAGCATGCGTTCTATTTCTGCTTGGGTCTCTCTACTATCTCCCTGCGATTCATCGGTAATTTCTTGTTCTTGGTTACCAATATAAAATGCCATCGTATTGGGCTTGCGACCCCTTTCAATCTTATAGTCAACGCCGTCTTTCTCAAATTCAATCGTGACCAACATATTCTTGCCGTTGGTCTTGTTAATCAAGTTATCTTTCTTGATGTTGGTAAGTGCATTACCATACAAGGCATAACTCAGTGCATTAATAATGGTTGTTTTGCCAGTCCCATTCCTGGCTCCTGTGTCGTCTCCGCCCAAGTCCAAGTTCTGGCCCAAGACAAGAGTGAGGTCCCTGCGGTCAAAATGTACTGCTTGTGTGGCATTACCCACACTCATAAAATTCTTTACTGCTAAAGTTCGTATTCTAAACATTATAGGTGTCTGTAGATATCTAGTAGTAGATTGGGATCGTATTGCTTGCTGTCAATATTGGTCAGTTGGTTAGTTACAATACTGTCTACGCTTTCAAACATGATGTTGCCTTGCGTATCAAATGATATATCGTCACCAACGGTCTTTTGCGGTAGCAGAGTAATTTCTCTTAACTTATACGTATTTACAAAAGTTTCCTTGATGAATGTAGCTTCTTCATAGCTGATGTCTACATCAAGATTAACACGTACATGCATGCCTGACTGTAGCATAGTTTCTGTATTTTGTAGTAAGTCACTTAATTGATACACACGATACTTGGGTTGGTCTGGCCATGCATGATACTCGGGCTCCAGGCCCCACTCCATAATCATCATGCCTCTATCGTCATCGCCAGCATCTGCATAGTTGTGTGGAAAGCAATTGCCAATGTAAGTAATATTCTT